CTAAGTCGTGGGCGAACAGACGCTTAGGAAATTTTTACCAAAAGCAGTAAGTTTAATAATGCCTTTTTGTATCTCAATTTTGGACTCTAATTCTTTGTTTATCAGCTCTATTTGTTCAGTTCGTTCATCTTTGTTTAGAACCTTGCCATCGAGTTCAACTGGTCTAGTGAGATCTTGAAGCTTGGATATATCCAGTCTTCGAAGTTTAAGCTCTTTGCCCAGTGCTGAAACTTTTTCTTGATATAAGGCTGAGTGATAAAAGGGATCATAGACTGGTTCATGTGTCAAGTGTTCGGTATATGTCACATCTATTAGCTTAAGGCGTGCAAGGTTATCAATAGATGGTGTAATCAAGTTGGGATCTAGTACTTGGCGATTGCCTAAAAATACATGTTGGTGAAGCATATGAAAGCCATAACTTGCTTCTTTGACAATATTCACAATTGGTGCATCACCGCTTTGACTTAGATATTCTAGATTTTTGGCATCCAATGGGCTAAGTGATTTGATAATCTCTACAAACGCATGATGCACCTGACCATCTTTTCTCTCATCCATGGCTGACACAATCAAATTGGCAAACATTTCGCGAATGTTCTCTTCGTTCATATGAAATCGGCTGGCTTCCAACGCTGGGCCGATAATTGCCACATTGGGGTCTTTGAGTGCATTTGCTGGTATTTTTTCAATACCGGTCTGAATGTTGTTCTGCATGGCTTGTATATTCATTGCTTGTTGAGCCTTAATGCTTTCAACTTTATAATGCCACTTGTGACCATATACCACAAACCAAATATCTTGCAAGGTTTGCAAAGGTCCATTTAGCAAACCAACTGATGCAGCGCCACTCACAGCACCTGTGATAGCTGGTATTAAATGAAAGGTTTCTGCTGTCACGGCTATTACTCCTAAATTTTCTTCAATATGCGTTTGGTGATCTTAAATTCATTACCACCGCTCAAGACGGCTGACCCTCCAAACCCAGCCAATCACTTCAAACTCACCATCGCTGATCTGCTGCTTGGTGGCGACCTGCTCAGGAAATTCAGCGGCATTATCGCTGACGATACGCACGCCACCATCAGGCAGTCGGTACAGACGCTTACATAAGCACAGCTCCCCAAAGCGAATTGCAAAAATCCGCCCATCTTTGACTTCTTTTCGTCCTTTATCGATATAGATGGTGTCGCCATCTTGTACATAGGGCGTCATACTGTCATCGCACGCAGTGACAGCATAGGCATTGATGGGCATCACACCCAGATTGCTCAAGGTGCGTCTGCCCATGCGCAGCTTACGACCCTCAAGCGGTGCATCACCATTGACTGCACCATGCCCACAAGCAAAGGCAATGTCTTTATAAAAAGGGATCTCAGCTTCATCATCATCCAGTGGGGTGCTATCGTCCCATTCGGTGATAGGGGTGAGTTTATCATTATTTTTTGTCATCTCACCTTCGCCGTAGTCAAGCCAAGTTATAGGTACACCAAGACATTGCGCAAGCAGTTTCATTTTGTCGTTTCTTGGCTTGGCTTGACCTTTGGAATAACGGCGTATCATTTCGTAATTAATACCCGTTTTTTCACTTAAATCACGCAGTGATAAATTTTTAGCTGACATAGCTTGATTCAGTCGTATGGAAAAATCCTGCACTGCCATTCTCCTCAATTTTTCTACTTAAGGTAGTAATTAGTATTATATTACACCAATTTATAACTTGCGTCATCACTATTATTGATAGTATAATGCAACGAAAAGTAGTATTTAAGTAGGATTATTTATGACTGCATTAGATAAAGCGATCGCCATATTAGGAAATTGATCAGCCTTGGCTCGCTCACTTGGCATCACGCCTTGGGCATTGAGTAAATGGGATAAAAACAATCCGCCAAGGGGTAGATGCTTAGCTATTGAGCAAGCGACAGGCGGTAAGGTAAAAGCGGAAGACTTGCGTCCTGATATTAATTGGGAATATGTCAGAGAACAACAAAAAAACCCCTAGTTATCGCTAGGGGCGGTATCCATTTTCGGATTAACTTAAGGAAAGTTAAATGAACGAATTTATTATACCAAACTCTAATTCTGTGAGCAATGATTTTAATTATTCAAGAACAGATTTAGACGCCCAAGAGCAACAAATCGCTGAATTTATCAAAAAAGGTGGCAAAGTCATCAATCTTGACAATTCCGAACAGCCAAAGAAAAAATCAGCAAAAAAGCGTGATTTTAACAACCAAAGGATAAATAGCAAAATGCACCTTGTTTTGTGCTATCTAAAAAGGTCAGGTAAGCGTATGACTGGCTTACAAATTCAAGAAAAATTCGGCATATCGGCAACAACTTTAGGTAGTCAAACAAGGCTACTGAACGCACAAGCAAGCAAACAGTACAATCAAAACAGCAACCCAAGCAGAAAATGAAACATCAGCACAGCACAGCCAAGCATCTTTATGTGTTGCCAATATTAACGAAGGCTTTTTATCACTATTAAACTGGTGCAATAGATACACAGGGGCAAAGCATCCACCGAAATTTGTTATTAGACAGCAATTTAGCCAACATGCGGTTGATATTGGCTTATTAACACAGCTATCAGGTTTAATTGACGCAGGCAAGCTGCCTAAATCTGTACTGTATGATAAAGCCCGTGAGTTTAATTTAATCAGTGGCGAGCTTAGCAATGATGAAATAGATGGCTTAATTGAACAACCGAGCATGACTTATGAAGCATTTAATCAATTTAGAAAGGTTCAAGGTTCATCTGGCAAATAAGTTTAAAACCACACTTAATGAAATTGATGAGTTTTTACAATTGGTGGTATTTCGTCATGAAATTAGTGAGCTTAACTATAAAGAATTTGAGTTATTAATTGGCGAGAGTAAGCAGAAGCTCTTGGGCTTTTTGGCAGGTTACGCCTTGGAGTTAACCCAAGATTGGCAAGAGCTATACGATTACAGCTATACGCTTGAAACCAAAATGATTGATGATGATAAGCCAGATACGCTAAACATGAATGAGCCACAATTTGACGCAGACAGCCCCATCAAGCTATCTGCTCAGGTTGGTGTAACGCTTAATCAGATTTTGGCTAAGTTTGGTGATGAACAAAGCACAAAGATAAGTAATGCCATCAGCTATGCTTATGCCAATGGCTTACCAAACCAAGAGCTTGTTAGGATTATCCGAGGTACACGCAAAAACCGTTACCAAGATGGGATTTTACAAATCACAACACGCCATGCCAAGACCATTGCTCATACAGGCACAGCCATTGTTGCAAATCAAGCCAAACAGCAATTTATTCATGATAACAAAGACATCATCAAAGGCATTAAAGTCATTGCAACCTTAGATTTACGAACAAGTGGTATTTGTAGGCATTTGGACGGTGAGATAATGCCGATTGATAAGGCAGTTTATCCGCCCTATCATTACAATTGCCGTACAAGTTTTGAGATTGTTTATGATGGCTATCAAACGCCCAAACAGCGAGCGAGCATGGATGGGGTGGTTAAAAATCAAACTTATTATGAATGGCTAAAAAATCAGCCCAAAGCGTATCAAGTGGAAGTTTTGGGCAAGAAAAAAGCCAAACTATTTCAAGAAAGTAGCGTTGATGAGTTTAAAGAATTTGATAAGAATTTAAGACCGATGACGCTAGATGAGATTAAGGCCCAATTATAGGGCTTTTTTTGTTGCCCAAGGTTGGAAAACCAAGGGTGTTTTGTGCTGGATAGCACGCAAATGGAGACAAACATGCAATTAAAAACTGATGAAAACGGTAATGTGGTTGTGCAAGATGGTAAGCCTGTTTATATGTATGACGATGGGCAAGAGATTGCTTTTGACGCCATGCAAAACATGGCGAAAATCTCACAACTCAATGCAGAAGCCAAACAGCACCGAGAAGCCAAAGAAAAAGCGGAAACCTTGCTTAAGGCTTTTGATGGTCTAAATGCTGACGATGCTAAAAAAGCCCTTGAAACGGTTAAAAACCTTGATGATAAGCGATTGATTGACGCAGGCGAAGTTGAGAAAGTCAAAGCGGAAGCGAAAAAGGCTTTTGATGAACAGCTTGCCGAGAAAGACGCACAAATCAATAAGATTAAACAAGAATATAACAATGCCGTGATTGGTGGTGCATTTGCCCGCTCAAGTTTTATCAAAGACAAAACGCTGTTGCCGTCTGACATTGTCCAAAGTTCATTTGGCAGTCATTTCACGATGGAAAACGGCAAGATTGTGGCTAATTTGGGGGGAAACCCGATTTACTCACGCAAGAACCCAGGCGAGCTTGCAGATTTTGACGAAGCACTAGAAACCATCATCAGCCAATACCCACACAAAGACAGCATTTTGCGTGGTAGTGGTGCAAGTGGTGCAGGTGTTAAACATCCGTTGGCACAGGCAGGCACGACAAACTTAAAGCGTAGCCAAATGTCACTTGAGCAAAAGTCCGCTTTCATCAAAGAACATGGGCAAACCGCCTATTTAAATTTAGGAGCTTAATTTATGGCGATAACAACCAATAACGATGTACTTATTTACAATGAGCTTGCTCAAACCGCTTATCTTGAACGCTTACAAGAGAATTTGGCGGTATTTAACAAAGCGTCCAATAACGCTATTTTGCTAAGTGATGAGAACCTGCAAGGTGATTTTACAAAAGAGTCTTTTTATAAGATTGCAGGCAAGATTGAACACCGAGATGTTAACAGCACTAGCGTTGTACAAGCCAAAAAGATTGCCATGGCGGAGCGAGTGGGCGTCAAAGTACCTTTTAAGTTTGGGCCTTATGAAACTACCGAAGAAGCGTTTAAACGCCGTGCACGCAGTGTAGATGAGTTTTCTTTACTGCTTGGGCAAGACTATGCCGATGCTTTAATGGCAGGTTATTGGAAATATGCCACCGCAGCACTACAAGGGGCGGTTGGGTCAAATTCATCCATGTTGGTAACGGCTAAGTTGTCAGAGCATGGGCGAAAAGTCATTACCCAAGGTATGAGAAAGTTTGGTGATAAGTTTTCTAACCTATCCTTGCTTGTGATGGACGCAGCGAGCTATTTTGATATTGTAGATGGGGCAATCACCGATAAGCTGTATCAAGAAGCCAGTACCGTGGTTTATGGCGGTGCACCCGGTACGATGGGTATTCCTGTTTTGGTAACCGACCAAGCTAAAAAAGATACTATTTTGGCTTACAACAAGGGGCAATTCGTATCAGAAATAGCCAATTACCTGCGTTTAGAGTGTATCAAGACAATACCAAAGAAAACCTAGTGATTGGCGTACGAGCTGAAGGAGCGTTTAACCTTGATGTCTTGGGCTACAGCTACAAAGATACGGCAGGGGCTAATCCGAACTTGGCAGCCTTGGGGGCAACAGCCAATTGGGAAAAATACGCAACGAGCGACAAAAACACCGCAGGCGTGATTTTAAATATTGCAGAGGGTTGATATGTTAGTTTATAGCAAGCAGGGTAAAAAAGTCTTGGGGGTTGATGGTGAATACCGAAACCCTGAATACTTTGAAAAAACAGAGCAAACAGACGCCGTTACGGTTATTGGCGATTATCCGCACATTGAGCTGGCTTACCAAGCAATTGGCGTAAATGTCATTCGCTTGGGTGTTGATGACACGCCTGCCATTGATGATGATAGTGAACAAACCAAAGCTAAATCACGCAGAACGCCAAAGGCGGTAGTATGAAACAAGACCCCATCTGTTTTAGGTGGGGTTTTTCATTGGTAATTTAAGGATTAGCATAGGATTCGACATGAGCAAGACTAAAAAAGCTAGGATAGACGCTCCAGCTAAAAACGGCTTTAACTATAAGCCTAAATTTGGCTTGGTTATCCAATGCGATGATGAAGCCCACCAACAAACCGTCTTTGAACAGCTTAAACAGCTAGGCTACAAGGCTAAGGTGGTGGTCGTATGATTATTAATATCCACCACACTTGCACCGATTTTGACAGCTACCGAGCTGAACGAGTCAAATCGCTTTTTAATGTAGAAACTGGGGCAGATGTCAAAATCACAGCTGACCTACCCATTGAGAGCGAGCATTGGCAGGATAAAGATTGGCAACTCGGTGTCATTGTTGGTCGCTCTGGTACAGGCAAAACCAGTACTGGCAAGCAAATTTGGGAGGGCACGCCCATTTATAACCCCACTTGGCAAACCGACCAACCCATCATAGACCAAATCGCCACAAATGACAGTATAGACAAAGCCACCGCCTATCTGTCTGCGGTGGGCTTAGGCACAGTTCCTGCGTGGCTACGCCCTTACCAAGTGTTAAGTAATGGTGAGCAGTTTCGTGCCAATCTTGCCAAAGCACTAGCGGACGAGCCAAACCGCCTAATCATTGATGAATTTAGTAGCGTGGTAGATAGGCAAATTGCCTGTATCGGTGCGTCCGCCTTTGCCAAAGCATGGAAACGCACCAAAGGCAAACAAGCCATTTTGCTCACTTGTCATTATGATGTGCTTGATTGGCTTGAACCTGACTGGGTATATAACACCGACACAGGCGAATTTACTGTCAATCGGGGGTTACTTTGGCGAAAACCACCCATCGCCTTTGACATCTACCAAACCAACTGGCGATTTTGGGAACTTTTTGAGCCACATCATTATTTAAAAATGCCTAAAATGATTGCGTCCACCAACTATGTGGCGGTGGTGGGTGGCGAGCTTGTGGCTCATTTGGCGGTATCCACACTACCAGGACTAATAGAAGCTCGTGCCTGTCGGCTTGTGGTCATGCCAGAGTGGCAGGGAGCTGGCATTGGAATGCGGTTTTTAAATGCCGTGTGTCAAATGTGGCTTGAAGGCAACAACCGCTACAACAAGTCAATGCGAACCATTTTTCACACCAGTCACCCAAACCTTGCTCAGGCTCTAAGGCGTGATAAGAAATGGACGCAGATTAGTGCCAAACTACAAGGCGGCAATAAACTGCGAAGCCAGCAAACCATGGTCAAAGCAAGTGGTAAGAATGCTGGCAGTGGCTATGGCGGACATTTTAGGGCGGTACAGGGCTTTCGCTATTTGGGGGAAGATTTTGATGAATAAATTAAAAGTGATGATAGTTGGGCAAAAATGGCTTGCCGAGCAGTTATTGGCACGCTGTTTGAAAAAGCCAAATATTGAAGTGGTTACTGTATCGCCCCCAAACAATACAGACCGTTTGGCGAGATTGGCAACAATCCATCAAATCCCCATTGTTGTCCACGACAAAACCTTAACCGCCAATCAAGTACCGACTGGGGTGGATATTATTCTAACCGCCCACGCTTATTGTTTTGTACAAAAGAAAGCAAGGGATAAGGCAAGGCTTGGGGCGGTTGGCTACCACCCAAGCCTATTGCCAAAATATAAGGGTAAAAATGCCATCCAGTTAGCGTTTAATAACGGAGATAAAGTGATGGGTGGTTCGCTATACCAACTTGACGATGGGTGGGATACGGGAGCGGTGCTTGCCCAATCTTCCGTTACCGTAGATAGCGGAGATACGCTGGCTATTTTATGGCGAGATAAATTAGCACCCTTGGGGCTGGATTTATTTGAGCAATTTTTAAACTCGCACCTGACAGTTTAAAAATTTCGGATAAACGATTACGGTTTTTTAGGATGAAACAATGATAACACTTGATGATTTAACAGACATTGATAAGGCTGATGAACAAACCGTGGTTATTGTCAATGCGTGGCTAAATAAGCATAAAATTAGGGCATTTGATAAGACCCCTGACCCCATCAGACAAGCAGGCAGATACATTGCCAAAGCATGGCTTGACGGTGATTTATTTGTCGCACGAACAGAAGGCGTAGTGACGAGCAAATCGTCAAAAGCAGGGGATGTGTCTGTTTCAAAAACCTATGCCGATGGGGCGGACGGTCAGGCAATGGGTCAGCATGAGATGATTGCCCTTGCCTTGATGCAGCCGTACATCAAAAAGAGCTATGGCGTAAATGCGTTGGTGGGTAGGCTATGAGACAAGAAATCACAGCCGACATCGCCAATGCCTTTAACACCGATTTGGCGGATGCTGTCAAAGACTTCACAGCTAAGCGTATCATCTTATCTGATGATGATTGGGCGGTTAATGATACCCAAGTACTATCTACCATCAATTACAGCGGTAGGGGCGTTTTTACAGGCTTTTACGCCCATGAGATTGATAACAAGACCATCATGCAAAGCGATGTTAAGCTGATTTGCTTACAAGATGAGCTGACAGAGATACCACAGATTGATGATGAGATTAACGAGATGAAAATCATCAGTATCAGTCATGATCCTGCTGAGGTGAGCTTTACAATTCAGCTAAGGGGCTTTTAATGGGCATTAAATGGAATAAAAAGCTTAGCATTGATCCGATTGCTGATGAGATTGATAAAACGTATCGTAAGTTTGCGATTAACTGCTACAACAATGTGAAGACGCTAAGCCCTGTTGATACTGGTCGCTATCGCAATGCGCATCATATCAGCGTCGGCGCACCAAGTTATAGCGAGACAGGCGGCGGTGTTGAGCTTATCTTAGGCATTCCAAAGCACACCTACCCCATCATCTACATTCAAAACAACCTGCCCTATGCGTTGCGACTTGAACACGGCTGGTCACAACAAGCCCCAACAGGGGTGTACGGTAATGCCTTTAACAGTGCATTGGGGGCGTTAGGCTAATCAAGCTGTCTTTGATATGCACGAACAGCATCCATGATGAGCTGATTTTGGGGAATATTTAAGCGTTTGGATAAGGATTTGATGAGTTCTATGTCATCAAGTTTTAGGGTGAATGCTTTGTTTTTTACCCCACGGCGTGCGTTGCTGTCTTTTTGAATTTGGGTTTGGGTTTTAGGGGTGCTTGTGATTTTTGGCATGGTACTTGACCTTTTTTAAAAAATGTCTTATGATAATGGGTAAGGAGTGGCTAGGCGTTTCCACCTAACCTGCCTTAGTAGCTGCAACTACCTTAGGCTTTATACCGTTAGTAAGCTGGATAGCTTAGCAACAGTATGGCGATGATGATTGCGATTTTAATGGATGCTTTCATCGTCTTACTCCTTGTTGTGATGGTAACGATGGCTACCATCTTACCAATCAAGCAGACCTTGCTTGATGTGTTGTATTATAGCCTAGCTTATTTAAAAAGTCAAGTAATTATTACGGTTTTGTATGAAATTGTTATGATTATTTGGCTTTTTTATCCCATTTTAAAAAAGGAGTTGTTATGATAAAAGCTCCATACAACCCAATCGATGTCGCCAACTATATTGTGGCTGAAGCTATTAAGAGAGAAAAGCCAGTTACTCACTTAAAACTACAAAAACTGTTGTATTATGTGGTGGCGAAGTATGCCAAAACATATAATACAATCCTTATCAACGAAGATATCGTAAAATGGCAGTATGGGCCCGTGGTCAAGTCCGTGTATCATTACTTTAAATTACATGGAGACCGTATTATCACTAAACCTATTGCTTATTTAGAATCAGCAGAAATCTTTAATCTAAAATTTACTGATGTTGATGTAAATAACGCACAATTAGGCAACGACAAAAGGCTCGTAGATACAGTAGGGCAGGTTTTAAATGATACGGATTTGCTCACCGCTTATGAATTGGTTGAGCGTACTCATAAAGAACCTGCTTGGCGTAATTTCGAGCCTGAAATCTTACAAGCAAAACAAGAATTGTCCTATTCAATGACAGAACTTAAAGTGGCAAATATATGATGATTCAGATCTCTGGCGATAATGCGTTTATTAGGGCAATCATTGAAAGATACTTACAGGTTCAAGATACCAGTCCAGACAAGCTTGACGACCTTGCAAACGAGATTGTTTGGTTGATTTTGGAAGCTTTTGACAATGAACTTAGGTCATCAGATGCTTTTAATTTGCCGTATAAGGACATTACCGATAGTGTGTTTGATAGCGAAAAGCGATTGCTTACAGGCAGTCTAACCACTTTTGGTGAGAATATGGAAACAGCGATCCATCATAGTTTTGATAAAGATAAACCAAATAAGCATCATGAAAAAAAAGAAAAGTATGTAAAGAGATTTATGTATATACATGGTAAAATCGTCGAACATATTTTGCTTGCCCAAGTGCAAAAAGAATTCATACAAGATTCGGTTAGACAGGCTCAAGAAACTGCCAAAAAAGCTGAGGCTGCAGCAGAATCTGCAGAAGAAATCGCCAAAATTGCAAAAAACAATGCTGATAAAGCTAAAAAAACCTACAATACAATGTTTGCCAATTATGTGACGATATTGGGGATATTTACCGCCATCATCGTTACCATTTTTGGTGGACTAAATGTCGTCGATACGGTGATAAGCTATGGCAATACCCATTTTAGCACCATTATTTTTCTGGCTGCATTGGTGTTAATGTGCGTTGTGTGCCTGCTGTACTTTTTGGCAAAAATCATCCTAAAACTAAATGGCAAAGATGATGACAATCAAAGATTTACATTAGAATGTTTGTTTGGGGCGATATTTATCACCTGCATAGGTTTGATTGTCTTTGCTTGGTGTGTCAGTCCAACTAAGATAACGCCAGAGCTAGACAAGACAACAGATAAAATAGAACAAAAATCCGACTAAAATTGGTTTTTTATATTTAAAATGAACCGCTTATCATCAGATAGGCGGTTTTTTATTGGATAAAACAATGAACAGTTTTCACATTGAACAAACAATCCTTGGTCATATCAAAGCCTGGGAGCATTTTGATGATGTCCCCTTAGCCAAAGAAAACCGAAACTTTAAACCCCCTGATGGCATTTGGGGCAGGGTTACAATTTTGGGTGGTGTCAATCAAGTACGCAGTATTAGCAATACGCCTAATATCCTGCAACAAGGCACGCTGGTGATACAGCTGTTTTGCCCACAGGATTTAGGCACGGTTAAGATTAAGATATGGTCGGATAGCCTAGCCCAACATCTAAAAGCAAAACAGTTAGGACGGCTTGAACTATTAGCCCCTAGCATCATCAATGTGCCGTCTAATGACGGTATTTATCAAATAAATGTGAGTGTGCCGTATCGGTACTATTAGGAGATTTTATGAAATTAATCACTGCATCTGTTTTAACAGCCCTACTTACTTCATTTGTTGCCACCCGAACGGTACAAGCAACACCGCTCAACCGTCAAGAATACAATGATTTGCGTGGGTGGCAAGTGCCTGATAATGAAAATCCTAACGATGACGGCTATCTTGTCGTTAATGCAGGTGTGTCCGAACGCAATGTGGACGGCTTTGATGGTTATGTGTCGTGGTTACCCAAACTTGCGTTTGAAGAGCAATATAAAAACGACAATTTAACCTTTGGGCAAGCGGTGGAGTTGTTAAAAGGCGGTAAAAAGTCGCTCGTAAAGGTTGGAATGGCAAGGGTATGTATTTGTTGCTTGCTACCGACATTGATTTTAAGACTAAGGCTAATTTGTCAGATATGCAGAATGAAAATGGCGAACTGACCGTGCCATCTATCACGATGAAAACAGCAGACAATAAATTTGCAGTCGGTTGGTTTGCCAGTCAAACTGATATGTTGGCAGAAGATTGGGTTGTCGTACAGTAATATTAACAGCCCATAGGGCTTAGGAGTAGAAATTATGTCTAGTGGAGCATTTGTTAAAACGGCGTATGCCAAACAAACAGGCGAAACCCTGCCAAAAACTGGCTGGAAAACCTTACCAAATATCAGTAATGGCTTAACCGTTGCCACAGAGCTTACAAACAGTGAAATGCTGTCAGGCTCACGCATGGCAAAAGCGGGCATGGTAACATCAGCGTCAGTACAAGGCGATATTGAGACCGAGCTTATGTTTGGGGCGTATGATGAATTACTTGCTGCTGCTTTTTGGAGTGAATGGTCAGCAGGTGCTAGCCCTAATACGCTAAGCGTTGGTGCAACAAAACATCAGTTTGCTATAGCCAAGGATTTTAGCGATATTAATGTTAACCATGTCTTTACAGGATGCGTTGTATCAAGCTTTGGGCTGAGTGTGGATACATCAAGCCCAATTAAACTAAAATTTGGTATGACAGGCCTAGGCTATCAAGAAAGTAAAACGGAATCATTTACCAAAACACCGACCGCCCAAGCAGATACCGCTAAGGCAAGCGGTTTGTCTATTGGCGAGATTAAAGTTAATGGCACAAAACTTGATGTGTGTGTTGAAAGCTTTAGTTTTGAGCTTGATAACCAAACAGAAGTACAAAAGTGCTTGGGCGATAATATCTATGGTGGTAATATCTTAGCCATGCTTACCAACATTACAGGCTCTATGACGATTGCTTATAGCCAAAAAGCCCATGAGATGATTAGTAACCAAATGACAGGGGCAACGCTAAGCCTTGAGTTACCGATTAAGTTTGGTAATAGTAAGTATGTGATTAAAATCCCCAAATTTCAGGTATCAGGCGAAATCCCAAGCCCATCAGGCACGGATTTGGTTACCGTGGATTTGTCTTACACGGTGGTTGATGAAAGCCCAGTGATTGAGAAACATACCGCCTAATCAGTGATAAAACAAAAGCCTAGCTACTGCAAATAGCTAGGCTTTTTTATTAACCCCTTTTGGCAGATAAAAGGAATTAACTTGTGGAATATATTACCATAATTGTGGATTTTATGAAATATTTAATTGAAAAACACGGCTTATTTGTCATTTGGCTGATGGTGGCAAGTCTGATTACGCTTTATAAGCTGGATATGATTTTAACCGCCGTTCATTTGTTTTTTAATTAAGATGGGCAATATTATCCATACGATTCGATAAACTTTAAGGAAAAAAATAACATGGCATTTGATTTAACACTCTTAAAAAAAGACGCTAAGATGAGTGCTAAGCGTGAGATTGAATTTGATGGGCTTGAATTGACGCTTGAAATTCAAGCAAGCGAAGCGTTTAAACGAGCCGCCGCTGAGGTACAAAAGATAGCAAACACGCCCAAAAAGGTAACCAAAGACAGCTTAAAGCGTGATAGCCAAGATGAAATTGGCGAATACGAAGCCATGCTATTTATCTTAGGTGAGTACTGTATCAGTCAATGGAATGTTACCGCTGATGGTGAGCCGTTAGCCATCAATGGCGATAACTTTTTAATTTTGCTTGACCAAGCTTTTGAAAAAGACAAATTAACACAGTTTATTACCTTGCTATTTGAAACTTATGCCAGCCTTAGCCAAGAATTTGAAGACAATAAGGCAAAACTGGTAAAAAAGTCCATGACTGCTACCAATGGGAAAAAATCAGGGTAACACTTACCCCAAACCGTATTGAGAGCTATCAGCGGTTGGGGATTAATTTACCCGCGCCTGCCGTCAGCGATGTGTATGTTGACAATATCTTTATGGTTTTTGCCCTAGCAAACCGAGCAAGGCGATACACTCAAGGCATCGCTTTGCCCTTGTCTGTGCGTGATGTTTGTGATGTTTGTGAGCATTATCAAAGCTTATTGCCCAGGGCGTGGCTGTTTGAGCTTATTTTTATGCTTGATGATTTATGGCTTGATGAGTATAACAAAAAACCCTAGGTTTAGGGGTTTTAATGGAGAGGTTTATGTCAAATACATACCGCTTAGACATACAGGTAAATGCCGATAGTGCTAATACCGCATTGGGAAATCTAAAAGAGCATTTTGATAAGATTGAACAATCAAGCGGTAAGGCAAGCGTTGGTATTGATGGCTTTTCAGACAAAGCGGATAAGGCGTCAAAATCCAGTAAAAAAGCTGGTGATGAAGCTAAAAAAGCAGGTGATGGGGCTAAAAAGTTTGGTGATGATGCCAAAAAAGCAGGTAATGATATTGATGACTTAAAGCATAAAGCAGATGGCTTAAAAACAGCGTTTGGCACATTAAAAGGCGTGATGTTTACCGCCCTTGCTGTTGCTGGCGTTGGTGGTATCATTGCCACCGCCGATGACATGCAAACACTTACAAGCCAAATTAAAATTGCCACCACAAGCACCAAAGATTATGCCCATGCAATGAGTGAGATAGAGCGCATTGCGATGGGTAATATGGTCAGCCTTGACTCTGTTGGGCAATTGTACGCATCAAATGAGCGGTCATTAAAACAACTTGGCAAAAGCCAAGATGAAGTGATTAAGTTTACCGAAAATATCACAACAGCAATGCGTGTCAGTGGTGGTAGTGCAGAAAGCCAAGCGGCCGCATTAACTCAGCTTGGGCAAGCCATGGCGTCAGGGGTGTTGCGTGGTGATGAGTTTAACTCAATTGCCGAGCAAGCCCCTGTTATTATGGAGCTGATGGCAGACAGCCTAGGGGTAACAACAGGCAAACTGCGAGATATGGCAAAACAAGGTAAGCTTACCTCAAAGGTTGTTTATGATGCCATTGCTGGTGCGTCTGCAAGTGATAAGCTTGCTGAAAAATCCAAAAAAATGTCTACAACCATCAGCGGTGCAATGCAGAACATTCAAACGCAGTGGCGTCTTGGTGTTCATGCCATCATGAATGGTGAGGGCGGTTTATCCAGCGTGCTTGCTGATGGTATTAATAGCATTGCGTTGGGTGCGTCATCATTTGTTGATGCCTTGCCTGCGATTAATCAAGCCATCACTGATACCATTGCCAAAGCCAAAGAAATGGGTACGGCATTTTTAGAGTCTGATTTTGGGCAATCTGCGATACAAACTGCCAAAGATGCCTTTGAACAATTAAAATCAGCCATGCAAGGTGTGGTTGATATTGCAGGCGATGTAAAAGCATTCTTTGAGAAAAACCCTGAGCTTGCAATTGCACTGGCGAGCGGTGTTGGGGCGGTTGCTGGGGCGTTTTTATTATTTAAAGGTGTGCTGATTGTATGGGCAGGGGTGGCAACGCTGGCAACAGTGGCGGGGGGTGCATTGGCGGCGGTGATGGCAGTACTAACCAGTCCGATTACGCTTGTGATTGCGGCTTTTGCTGCACTGGTGGCGGCAGGTGTGTATGTATACCGTAATTGGGACACAATTAAACAAAAGGCAAATCACGCATGGCAGAGCATTAAAGAGACTTGGCAGGGCGTTGGCGAATGGTTTGGCGAGCTTTGGGATAAAGTCAAACAGACCTTTTTTAATTGGTTATCACAAATGCCAAAACCGGTACAAGACATGGTAGCTAATATTGGTGAAATATTTAGCACAATTGTGGATGTGGCAGGGGCGGTTTGGGATGGCATTGCCAATATTGCTAAAAGTGTGTGGCATGCGATAACAAAATTTGTCTCTTACGCCATTGATAAAATAAAGCCTATCATCAAATCTGTTTTAGAGTTTTTTAAAAACGCATGGGACGGCTTGGTTAGTATTGCTAAAACCGTTTGGCAGGCGGTTGTCAGTGTTGTTAGCCATGTTTTTGATAAAATATCTGGCATTATCAGTACACAATTTGAAGTCATGAAAGCGATTTTTATGGCAGGTGTTACCATTTTTGCCAGTATTTTTAACGCAGGCTTTGAGATGGTTAAAACCATCTTTAGCACCGCTTTTAAAGTGATAACAGCCGTATTAACTGGCGATATGCAAGGCGTAAAAGACGCCATCAAAGATGGTTTTCAAAAAGCCGTTGATATCTCAAAAAAATTGGTTGGTAACATTGTAGATGCCTTAAAAAAACTTGGCAAAGATTTACTACAAGTTGGGCGTGATGCCATGCAAGGGTTTATCAATGGTATCAGCGAGAAAATAGATGCAGCGGTTAGCAAAGCCAAACAGATGGCAAGTAGCGTAAAAAATGCGGTTACAGGCTTTTTTGACATTCATTCGCCATCTCGTGTGATGAAACAAGTTGGTGGCTGGATATCAGAGGGCTTGGCAATTGGTATCGCCTACAAAGCACCGATAGCCGCCAAAGAAGCCAAAAACCTTGCTAAAAGCGTAAAAAATGCCCTTGAAAGCGACCTTCAAAAAACCGCAGAAGAGATATTTTTAACCAAACAACACATTGCAGGCAATCCATATGCTGAACTAACCAAAGACATTGCCTTTGGTAAATACGGCAAACAAGACACCAGCCGATTACAAAAGTTGGCACAAGAGCAAATCTTACAAAGCAATATCTTAACGCTCACCCAGCAGCTGCATGAAGCCCAGCAAAATCTCGCCAATGTTGGGTTGACCAGCATTGAAATCATGCAAAGACAATATGATGAAACCGACAAATCTGTGCGAGCGTCTTTGGATTTGTTTGAGCAAGTCAAGAAAATAAGTCAAGAGCTAATTGATGCAACCAATCGCCATGAGGCGACCCAAGCGTTTGAAAGCACGCTAAAAGACATCACAAAACAGATGGCAATAATGGGTAGTCAAGATCCATTGGCTGAGTTTTTATATGACTTACAAAATGCTGATAAATACGCTTATTATACCACTGAGCAGTTGGCAACTCTTAAAGATGAGATGATTAAGCTACAAAATGCCAAAGACGCCAAACAAGCAAGCGACGGCATTAAGGAAAGTCTAAAAGATATTAACAAACAGCTGGCATTGCTAGGCAGTAATCACCCTTTAGATGACTTTTTTTATGAGCTTGAACAAACAGACAAATACGCCCATGCGACCACTGATGAAATCAATGAGCTAACAGACGCCATCTTTAAGCTACAAGACGCCAAAGATAAGCTAAATGCCAAACAGGCATTTGATACGCTAATGAAAGATACAGCACTGGCAAATGAAACGCCAGCTCAAAGGCTACAGCGTGAATATGATGAAAAAATGGCGGTCATTGATAGGTATGAGCAAATGCACAGCGATAAGCTTGGGGACGCCACAAGCCTAAGACAGCAAATCACCGAGCGATATGAGCAAGCCGAAAAAGATGCTAAAGTCAAAAACTATCAAGAGCATTTAACAGCATTTGCAGGGTTTTTAAAAAACACAGCAGGTGAGCAGTCCAAAGCCTACCGTGTGATGTTCGCTGCGTCAAAAGCCTATGCCTTGGCAGATGTGGGCGTTAAAATGGGTAAGGCGGTTGCTGATGCTTGGGCAGACCCATCAGCGGTGACAATTTGGCAGAAACTTGCCAATGTCGCCAAAGTGTCTTTGGAACAGGGGCATGTGTTAAGCATGATTAACGCCATCAGCCCCAAAGGGTTTGCCACAGGGGGCTACACAGGCAACATGGGGATAAATCAGGTGGCAGGGGTAGTACATGGTCAAGAATATGTACTAAATGCTAAAGCTACAAAGCGTATCGGCGTTGGCAATCTTGAACGGCTAAACCGTGGTGATGGCATTGGCGGCAGTGTAGTCAATGTTAGCGTAAATGTCACAGTCAATAGCGATGGCAGTGGCGATGTACAAGCTAATCATACCATGGGCAAACAGCTTGGGTATGCCATCAAATTAGCCGTACAAGCTGAATTGCAAAAAGAAAGACGGCAGGGCGGTTTACTGTACAGATAAGCAAAAACCCAACTGGTGCAAACAGTTGGGTTTTTTATTACCCCTTTAACCCATACTTAAAAGGATAACTTATGGGTGATTTTATCACATTTTTAACCTATATTGAAAGTGAGAGATTAACAATGGCAAAATTCATTATTTTAATGATAACCCTAGTTATACTCATGCTGATTTATAAAGCCCCAGACATTTATCGGATTTATAAAGAATTTGAGAGAAAAGACAATGAAAACTTTTAATTGGGACATATCGGCAGACAGCAGTGAGAGTATCAGCCATAATACAACCATAACCGCCTTTGGTGATGGCTACGAGCAGGCGGTAAGTTTTGGCATTAACAACAGCCGTAAATCATGGCAATGTAGTAAGACTGACACAAAGGCGGTGATTGATGAGATTTACCGCTTTTTAATTGACACAAAAGGCGTTGAACCTTTTAACTTTAAGCCTTTAACCGATGAACCAAGTATCAAAGTCCGCCTAGATGGTGAGATATCACGCCAAAAGATGGGGGGCGATGTTTGGCAAATTGGGTTTACTTTAAAGCAGGTTTTTTAACCCAAACCGCCCATCTGATGAGCGGTTTTTTAACTCGCCGACATTAATGTCGTCGACATACCCACAGCCCTTGTAAATCAAGGGCTTTTTTAGGAGCAAAACAATGAGTGAAACAACTCTAACCGAACTATCACGCACCGAGGCACAGGTATTACAGAGCTTTATCGCACAGGTGGACTTTTGGAAAAACCAGCATGGCGATAAAGCTGCCACCATTGAAGTCATCTACTACCCTGAGGATGACGGCTTTGAAGTGAGTAACAATGAGCCGAATAACGGCGTGCTAAAACGCAATCGCACCACGGCGTTTCGTGCTGACCTTTTGGCATGGGCATCTAACCAGTTACGCCAATTACAAGGCTGGGACAACAGCCAAACAGTCACCGAGTTTAGCTTGTCTTATAAAAATGACCGTTATGGGGTGCGTGCTGCCCTTGCCAGTGAAGCCACAGACAAGGCAGATGATGGGGCTGAACAGGCTGAACAAGATAAGTAAGCTAAGGTAAGTTTAACTTACTGGTTAAACTGGGAAGTAATAGCCTAAGTGCTTAGCGTTATGCAGGCACTTGGGCGGATTAATCAAATGAGATTGCCATGAGTTTTAACACAGACATACAACAAACCACTGTACAAGGCTTTATTACCTTGTACGAATTAGACGCACGAAAATTGGGCGGTGAGATTTACCGCTTTCATGGGCATAACGATGGGGTGATTAGATGGCAGGGGCAGGATTTTCATCCCATCGCCATCAAGGCAGACGGTTTGGAGATGCGTTCAGATGGCAGGGCAAGCACGCCTAAGCTTAGCATTGGCGATAAGATTAATGGCATACAAGGGGCGGTATCAGCCCTTTGCCGATTGTATGATGATTTTGCAAGGGCTAAGCTTACTGTAACGCATACCCTGCAGGCGTATCTTGACAGCCATGATGCCCAAAATTACCGCCAGCAAGAATGGTACATAGAACAAAAGGTGAGCGAAAACCCAAGCCTTGGCATTGTAGAATTTGAGCTATCAAACCCTGTGGACTTTGAAGGGCAAAAAATCCCTGTGCGTCAAATCACCACCTATTGTAATGAAGCAGTCTGTGGTCGTTATCGTGGCGAAGTGTGTGGTTATACAGGTACAGCACGATTTACCCATGATGGCAAGCCAACCGATGACCCTACTTTGGACAGATGTAGCGGTTTATTAGCCCACTGTAAGTTAAGGGACAATGAAGGCAGTTTTTGTGGTTTTCCTGCCGCTGGTTTGGTTTGAAATCCCAATACTTGTATTGTATAATCTCTTGGTTATTTGTATTAAAAAAGATCGGTAAATATGAAATCTATTATAGCTTTAACTTTATTGTTTGTTTTAACTGCTTGTAGCACCAAACCAATAGTTAATTATACAGAAACAGTCTCCCTTGTTGATAACAATGTAACTTCTGATAGAAGTACGATAGTTGTTAGGCGTGATATGGGGTTTATGGGTTCTGGTTGCCCTGTGGAGATATATTTGAATGGTGTAAAGTACGCAAGATTGCAGTCAAGTCAAAGTATTAATATTCACACAACCGCAGGTACGCATATTTTATCCGCTAAATTTACTGGCAGGGGGTTTTGTCAGGACAGATTAAATGAAACAGAAGTTACCATTCAGAAAAATGAAAGTAAGTACTATCGTCTAGCAATGAATGCTAATGGTGATTTTCACATATTCCCAACATTATCCACTCCAATACAGTAAGTTTTGTATTTGTTGTAACAACCGCTCATCATGGGCGGTTTTTTATTGGAAAAATTTATGCGACTAACCAAAACCATTAAAGAAGCTATCCACGCCCACGCCAAATCCGCCTATCCTAACGAGTGCTGTGGGCTTATCATAGATGGGCAGTATTACCCCTGTGATAATATTGCCCCAAATCCTACCGAGCATTTTGAGATAGACCCCATTGACATGTTTGAGATGGGGGAAAAGGGTCAAATACAAGCGATTGTCCATAGCCACCCAAATGGCAATGCCGAGCCGTCCGAAGTGGATAGGGTGCAAATGAGCATACATGGGCTAGATTGGGTGATTTGTGCTTTTGGTTACCACGCTGATGGCAAAGAGTACTTTGATGTCAAATGCCATAAACCCAAAGCGTATCAAGCCCCATTATTAGGGCGTGAGTATCATCATGGCGTACAGGACTGTTATAGCTTGGTGCGTGATTATTACAACCGTGAACTTGATATTCACCTGCCTGATTTTCACCGCAGCGATGCTTGGTGGGAGCATGAGAACCATGAACCACTTTATGAAAATAACTTCACCAAAGCAGGTTTTATCAAGATGCAAGACAAAAACGACTTACAAAAGCACGATGTCATCTTGTGCCGTGTTGGGCGGACGCATCATGTCAATCATGCTTTGATTTATGTGGGCGATGGCAAGTTAAAAAGCGAAACCACGCCTGATTGTGTGGGTAATGCCCTAATTTTGCACCACCCCCATGGCAGTCTTAGCGTGCGTGAGATTTATGGCAAGGGGTGGGCAGATAGGACGGCAATGGTGGTTAGGCATCAAGCATCAAACCAAACCAACTTGTAACTGCTTACCCAATTTGGCAAAAGCATTGGCAAGGGTGTCAATTTTGGTGGTGTGCGATAAATCCACAAGGCGAGTTAGACTTTGTGGCACAATGCCCATTCTTCTGGCAAGCTCAGCTTGGCTGACATTTTGGGCAATCATTTCGTTAAGCAGTAACACCTTTACCCATACAGACGGTGGCAA